GAGGATTTATTATTAAATAAGAAAAAAGCAAAAGAACAGGAAGTACAATTAACACTTCAAGGATTAACAGCTATTCAAGGGTTAGCGGATGCTTTTGCAGGTAAAAGTACTGAAAGTCAAAAAAGAGCTTTTCAAATTAAAAAGGCAGCTTCATTAGCACAGGCAACAATTGAAACATATCAGGCAGCACAGTCAGCGTATGCAAGTCAAATGACAATACCAACACCAGATGCACCAATTAGAGCAAACATAGCTGCTGCAATAGCAATAGCAAGTGGATTGGCAAGGGTAGCAGTAATAGCGAAAACAAAGTTTGAAGGTGGCGGAGCAACAGCAACAGGTGCAGGCGGTGGCGGTGGTAATTTAGGTACATTCACTCAAGGTGGTGGTGGACAACCTCCTCAAGGATTAACTGCACAAAATACAGTAACGCAACTTAACCCAGATGGCACAGTAGCAAGTCAAGGACAAAGACAAGCAGCTCCAATGAAAGCGTATGTAGTAGAAAGTGAAAGTAGAGCAGTAACAGAAAGAGTAAACAAATTAAGTAACAATTCAAAAATAGGATAACATGGAAAATTTACCAGTGTATAAATTAGTAATTGATGACAATGATGAACTTGGGGTAGAATACATAGCTTTAGTAGACGCGCCTGCCATAGAAACAAATTGGTTTGCATTTAAAGACCAACAATTTGAAAGCTATGATGACTATCCAAAACAAGCGAGTGAGAATGCAAAGATAGCATTGAGATGGGCAGAAGAAAACGGATGGGGTGATTGCGGAACTCCAGTAGGTAAAGCACGTGCAAATCAATTAGCTAATGGTGAGCCTATAAGCAGAGATACCATTGCGAGAATGGCAGGGTTTGAAAGACATAGACAAAATAGCCAAAAGGCTTTAGGTGATGGATGTGGTCGCTTAATGTGGTTAGCGTGGGGAGGAGATGAAGGTATTGAATGGGCGCAAAGAAAACTTGAGCAAATAGACAAACAAGAAATGGTAGTCAATCCACGTTCAGGTGAAAGCAAAGATGAATTTGTATCACGTTGCATATCTGTTGAAGTAGGAAATGGAATAGAACAAGACCAAGCAGCTGCTATATGTTATAGCAAATGGGAAAATAAAAATATGAACGCTCAATTTAAATTTTTTGCTAATAAAGAAAAAAGAATGATTAGCGGAGCATTAATGATAGCAGACCTACCAATATATCGCAAAGATGAAAGCGGTGAGTATTACGTTATATTCGATAAAGAGCAAATAGAAAAGATAGCACAACGATTTTTTAAAAAAGGTTATACTCATAACGTAAATATGATGCACGATGCTGAAAGGCAAATAAACGGTGTTTACATGGTAGAATCTTTTATCATTGATAAAGAGCGTGGAATTAAAACACCGGAAGGATATCCTACATTAACAGAGGGTAGTTGGTTCGGAACTTTTAAAGTTGATAACAACGAAGTTCGGAATGACTTTATTAAGACTGGAGTGTTTAAAGGCTTTAGTGTTGAGGGTGCATTTGCTCAAAGAAAGCTAAAAGATGCCCCTGTTGACATTATCGAGTCCTTAGCTGATAGAATACACAACTTGAGAAAAAAAGTGGCTGAGATTGCAACTAAATGAATTTAATGTACTTTATAAAAAAAAGAGCAATGGAAAATAAAAAACAAACATTTAAAGAGGTGTTTTCAGATATGAAAGATTTGTTCAAAGATATTTTTCAAGACGAAATCAAAGATTTAAAATTTGCTGACTACAAAGCAGCGGATGGTACTATCATTAGAACTGATAGCGAAGAAATCCAAGTAGGTTCAAAGTTACAAGTTATAACACCAGATGGAGTTATGGATGTACCTGTTGAAGTAACTGAAATGGTTATCATGGTAAATGAGCAACCAATGAAAGTTTACGTTGAAAACGGGGTTGTAAAAGGCTTAGAACCTGAAGTTATGGAAGAAGTGCCAGTAATGGAAGAAATGAACAGCAACCAAGAATTTGAAACTAAGTTCGCAGAATTAAACGAAAGACTTACAAAATTAGAAGCTGCTTTAGGAATTTCAAATACTGCTTTAGAAGCTGCAAACGCTCAAATCGTAGCACAAAACGATTTAAACAAAAAATTATTTTCTTTAATTGAAAAGGTTGCAGATACACCAAGTGTAGAACCAAAATCAACTTCAAAAGAAAACTTTAAAAAAGTAAACACAACGACTTCATTAGAAGAATTTAGAAAACAAGTATTCAAATAATAATTAAAACAAAAACTAAAAACAAAACATCATGGCATTTTCATTAGGCACAATGACCGCTTATATTGAAGAAAATAAAGCGGACTTAATCAGCAAAGCAATTTTAGGCGCTAAAACATTAGGGTTAGGAGTTGATATCCGTACAGGTATCAAATCTTCTGCAAAAATCCCTGTACTAGAATCAACAGTACCATTTCAATCGGCTGCTTGTTCTTTTACATCTTCAGGTACTACAACAATTAATCAAGTTGAAATCGCAACTGTAGGAATTCAGTTTGCAGAACAATTCTGTTTAAATGACTTGAATGCTTACTTTACACAGAAGTATTTACCAGCAGGAGCTAACGTAGATTCAATGTCAATTGCACAAAACATTATCGACAGAAAAATTGCACAAGTAGCAAAGAATGTTGAGCAAATGATTTGGCAAGGTAAAACAACTTACACAAATTCAACTGTATTAAAACAAATGAATGGTTGGTTATCTACAATTGACACAGCAGGCACAGCAGTAGCAGCAACAGCTTCAACTTTAAACTCAACAAACGTATTAACTATTTTTGATGATGTTTATTCAAAAGTTCCAGCTGCTGCAATTGCAAACGAACCTATCGTTGCTTTCTGTGGTTATGATACTTTCAGAGTATTAGCTGCTAAGATTACATCAACATACGGAATTTATGGTTCACAGTACACTACTGATAACGTATGGAACAATTGGGAATTAATGTATCCAGGTACTAACATGAAAGTTGTAGCAGTACCAGGCATGAACAATGACAATGCAGTTGATACAGGTGTTCTTCCAACAGCAGTTAAAAACCGTATCATTGCAACTTACGCATCTAACTTAGTTTACGGAACTGACTTACAAAATGATACTGATACTATCGAAGCATGGTACTCACAAGATGACCGTGTTTACAAAGTATTTGGTGCTTTCCGTGCAGGTGTAGCAGTTAAGTTCATCGATCACGTAGTACAATATACAAACGCTTAAAATTAATCAAGGGAGTGTAACAGCTCCCTTTTAAAAATTATAAAACATGGCATGTAATATTATAGAAGGAATCAGTTTAGATTGTCGCCAAGGCGCAGGCGGAATCAAAAAACTTTATTTAACAGAGTTTGCAAACGTTTCTTCAATTACAAGTTCATCTGGTCAAGTTAGTGCAATTACAATGGTAGCAGGAAAGAAATTCTGGACTGTTGAGGTTGAATTAGAAGATGCACAATTTGATGAAAATGTAACTGTGTCAATTGAAAACGGAACAACTTTTTACGAACAAACATTAACTTTTAGCGTTTATAAAATGACTGCTAAAAACAGAAACATTGTTCGTTTACTTACTCAAAACAGATTAATGGTTATTGTTCAGGATGCTGATGATGTTTATCATTTAGCAGGTGAAACAAGAGCTATGCACTTAACAGCAGGTCCAGGTTCAACAGGTAAAGCAATGGGAGATAAGAATGGTTACTCAATTACTTTAACAGGTAAAGAACCATTACCAGCTAACAAAGTAAATTCAGGTGTAATTTCTGGCATCATATAATTTCCTGTTCGTTTATTTTGATTTCATTAGGGCTGCAAAATTGTGGCCCTTTTGTTTTTACAATAGTTATAAATTTAGGTACTTTATAAAATATGCAAATAATAAACAAAGGACAAAACAACTTTCTTATTTTTACGTTAAGTGAAAAAGTTACTTTGACAAATCCTTATTACTTGTTTAGTTTCAAACATCAAGTATTAATGAGTTCAGTTAATTTTATTGCAAGTGATGTTAGTGGCTTTCCTACTCGTTACAATAAGTTTTTAATAACTGAAACAACAGGTACAGTTAATTTAACAAGTGGTGTTGTATCTTTGCCTGAAACGGGTTTTTATGAGTATGCTATTTATGAGCAAACAAGTTCAAGTAATTTAGATATTAGTAATACAACTGGACTTTTAGAAATTGGAATGGTAAAAGTTGAAAGTAACTTGCCTATTTATAGAGAATACGATAATCAAAGTAAAACGATTATAACTTATGGAGAATAATATATACGATGTAATTAACTTAAAACTACAGGCACATAAAACACCTGTATTTAAAGAAGAAAAATCAAAAGAGTGGATTATTTATGGAGCTGAAAGAGATGGTTACTATAATAATTACCCAGCTTATTTGCTTTATTTGTACAATCGTTCTTCTAAGCATAACGCTTTTATTAACGGTAAGGTTTTATACATTTGTGGCGCTGGTGTTGGCTTTGATAGTGATAGTTTATCAATTGAAGATATAGCAAGGGCAAATGACTTTTTAAATAAAGAGAATACAAACTATGATACTTTAAAAGACATTGTAAAAAAATGTGTATTAGATAAAAAACTTTTTGGAGGTTATTATTTAGAAGTTATTTGGAATAAAGCGGGTAACAACTTTGAGTTATTGCATTTTCCTTATAACAATTTAAGAAAGGCAAAAGATGCAGATGGTTATTGGTATTCAAAAGATTGGAGCAAACAAAAACAAACACCTGAAGATACCGACTTAGAGTATATTCCTTTATTCGATCCTGAGAAACCAAATGGCAGACAAATCTTTGTTTCAAAAGAATACAGACCAGATTTAGATGCTTATCCTTTACCTGACTATGTAGCTTCAGCAGTTTATGCAGAGGTTGATGTTGAACTTTCTAATTATAGATTGAATGCTATAAAAAGTGGCTTTAATGCAGGAACAATTTTAAACTTTTCAAATGGCAGGCCAACAGAAGAAGAGAAAGAAGAGATTGAAGCACGTTTAAAAGAAAAATTTACCGGTACTGATAGAGCTAATAGTTTACTAATTTCATTTAGTGGCAATAGAGAAACAGCACCTACAATTGAACATTTAACACCTCAAAACGTAGATGCTCAATTGACTGAATTAAACGATCAAGTTATTCAAGAATTAATCATAGGGCATCACATTCCGAACCCTATGTTAGTAGGAATTAAAACACCTGGTGAATTAGGAAATAAAGACCAAATAAATGATTCTTACGAACTTTACAAGTCAACTTATATCATACCAAATCAAAGAGAAATTGAAAAGGATTTTAACTACTTATTAAAGTTAAAAGGATTTGGTAATCGTATTTACTTAAAAGAACTTGATCCTATTGAAGAGCAGTTACCAATAGAAGAAAAAATAAAGGTAATGACTAAAAATGAGGTACGTGAAATGTACGGATTACCTCCAATAGAAGAAGAGGTTAAGCCGATTGTTTCAAGTGCTATTCATAGATTTTGTGAACCTGAATTGGAAGATACTTGCTGCGAACATTCATTTAAAAGTGTTTCTGAAATTGATGAGATAATTGAAATCTTTAAAATGTTTGGTGAAGATAAAGATGCCTTTGAGTTTTATGAGCAAAAGTTCATGAATGAAGATGGCAAATTTGAATTTGCTGAAATTTCACCATTAAGCAATAGTTTAAAAAGAGATATAGTTGCTTTATTAGATAAAGATCCATTAATGGAAAATAAGACAATTGCAGACACTTTAAGAATAAAAGAGGATAGAGTAGCCGACTTAATCAAAGACCTTATAGATGAAGAGCAAATAACCGTAAAAGAGAAAGTAAGTGGCGGAGATAAAAAAGTTATTCGTGTACCTAAATCTTCAGCAATTAGACAAGCAAATAAGATAGGCAATGAGTTTGAAGATTTTAAAATAATGTACTCTTACGAATGGAGACCAGGAGTTAAACCAAACAAAAGAAATTCAAGGGAGTTTTGTGTTAAACTTTTGGATGCAAACAAAATGTATTCGAGAGCGCAAATAGAACAAATTAGTAAGATAGTAGGATGGGATGTTTGGAATTTTAGAGGTGGATGGTGGACTCGTAAAGGGGGTGAAGCACGAACACCATTTTGCAGACATATTTGGCAAGCAAACGTTGTAAAAACTAAAAAATAATGGCAACAGTATTACTTTTAACAGCAACATACATTAAGGACTATACATTTGTTGATCCTAATGTTGATGAAAAATATATTCGTATTTCAATTGAAGAAGCTCAAAAAATACACATTCGTAATTATATTGGCTCAGGACTTTACAATGAGATAATAAGTCAAGTGCAAAGTGGAAGCTTAACAGCATTGAACACTACTTTATTAGACGATTATATTATCCCAGCTTTAAAGTGGTGGACTATGGTAGAAGCTGCACCATTCTTAACTTATAAGGTTACTAATAAGAATATAGTAAGAAAAAATAGTGACAATAGTACGGGAGTTGATTATTCAGAATTAAATCAATTTATGAATTTAGTTACTGACAAAGCACAATACCACACTAATAGGTTAATTGAGTATTTGTTGGAAAATTCAAGTGATTATCCATTATACGATAACCCTGGCAGTGGCTTTGATACTATTGTACCTCAACTATATGCTTACGATAATGGAATATTTTTAGGTCGTAACAAAAGATATATTAGTTATGAAGAAAAATTTGAAAAAAGAAAACGCTACTAAACCAAAAAAAAGCGGTTATAAGCTATTCAATAAAATTGAAATATTGAAAAAATATTTGAATGATAACATTAAACCAAACAATAAAGAACCTAAATAACATTGCAAACGCTCACTATCAAATCAATTCATTTGGTAATGGTAGTGTAGTAGAATTTGCAACAAGTGGAATTACAAATTATCCTGCAATGTGGGTTGATTATGAAGCTCCACAAGTGCAAGGCAATGCCTATGTTTATGTATTGAGAATATACATAATGGATAGGTTAATAAAAGGAAAGACAAATGAGTTAGAATTGTTTAGTGATATTCAACAAATATGTTTAGATATTATTTCACAATTAAACTCTACTATTTATGGTTGGAAATTAATTACTGATAATATTACTTTAAACCCTTTTAGTGAGCCTAGATTTGATGATGAAGATGCAGGTTATTATTTTGATGTTCAGTTAAAACAGCCTTTTAAATACGATACGTGCCAAATACCTTTTGATTCTACTATTACAAATGTAGGCACTTCAAATTTAGTTACTATAATAGATCAAAACGGTAATGTTATAACTACATTAAAAGGTGGTGAAACCTATCAAGTTTTGATAGTTAGCACAATAGATGGCGGATCAAGTTCAACAGTTTACACAAATCAAATAGTTCAGGCATGAGTACATTAACAGCAAAGATACAATTAAGAAGAGATACGGCAGCAAATTGGGCTACTAATGACCCTATATTAGCAGCTGGTGAAGTTGCTTTTACAAGTGATTTATTTTATACATCAACAGACCAACAAAGATTTAAAATAGGAGATGGAGTTCAAACATGGTCTCAATTAGACTATGTACCTGAAGGTGGAGGTGGAACAAGTTATCCTGAAAATTTATTTTTAACAGTAGTAAACAAGTCAGCAGATAATCTTTTAGCGAGTGGTTATAAAGTAATGAAGGTTATTACTGCTCAAGGGCAAAGATTAGCAGTTGATTATGCTTTAGCTGATAGTGATTCAAACAGTGCAGATACTATTGGTGTTGTTTTTGAAAATATAAATAACAATCAAAGTGGTAAATTAACTGTTATTGGAGAGGTTACTGGAATAAATACAACAGGAAGTTTACAAGGTGAAACATGGGCAGATGGGGATGCTTTATTTCTTAGTGCTACAACTCCAGGTGCAATTACGAAAGTAAAACCAACAGCTCCAGATCATGGAGTACGTTTAGGTTATGTTGTTTACGCACATGCTAATCAAGGGAAAATTTACGTTAAGATTGATAATGGTTATGAAATTGGTGAGCTTCATGATTGTTATTTACCTACACCAACAAATAATGATGGTATTTTTTGGAGTTCAGGCACTACAAGATATGAAAACAAATCAATTGAAACTGTTTTAGGATATACACCAGCATCAACAACTGATTTAGCGACTAAAGGTTATCCTATTAGTTTTAATTTTTCATCATTCAGTCCAGCAGATGCCACTACTTATTATGTAGGGTTGAATGTAGCAAGCCCATTCACAACTGATACAAATATACGTTTAATGGCATTAAGAAATAGCACATTAAAAAAGGTTGCAATAACAAGCAGACAAAGTGCAGGTTCAAGTGAAAATTCATCTTTTGCATTAGGTGTTAATGGTACTTATACTACTTTTTCAAGTGTAGTTAAATTTGATGGCATTCCTTACAATCAACTATTAACAACTGGATTATCAATAAATGTAGTTGAAGGAGATGTATTAACTGTTAGATGGATAACACCTACATGGGTAACTAATCCAACGAGTGTAAATTGTAATATTACTTTATATTTTGAATAATGTTTGAATATCAAATAAAATTAGAAAACGGAAAGTATAATATTTATTATTATATAGATGGGCAATTGGAAACAATTGAGTTTTATGGTTTATCATTAGATGAACCACAAACAATAATACGTTATGGTTACAAAGAAATAAAATAATGGTACTTTAAAAAATAAAAGACATGGCAAACGCATTAAGATTAACAGCCAATGGAGGTTGTGAGTATATAGATAATACAACAGAAAGAACAGGTAAAAAATATTATTGTTTTATCGTTCAAGCTGATACAGTAGTAGGCACTTTAACAGGTGGATTGAATGGAGATACTACAACTAACTATTTATCTTCAATAGGATTAAGTGGTAAAACATTAAAGCAGGGTGCAATTATTTATGCTCCGGGAGATGCTGTTTTCACTAACCTTACATTAACAAGTGGAACTATTATAGCTTATTCAGAATGAAATTAAGTTTAGG